GACACAGTGTTGGTTCAGAACAGCCTGATTGTTCATAGGTTTAATCGAACTAGTGACTATCAGGAAACACTAGGCTAAGGACACACAAGCGGTCCTCAGCAACACATGCTTGGCATCGACATCAGGACTCACCACCGAAGTAGTTGAGGCCAGTGGCCAAGGCGCGAGCATTCATGGTTTGGGCCATGAGCATCTGCTGCTGGTGAAATTGTGTGGCGTTGCGGACCTTCCAAGCTTCCAGGTTCTTGGAGATCTCATTGTTGGTGGCCAAAGGTCCGGTAATGGACGTGAGCAGTTTGCCAATCAAATCGCCGCCGGCAGACACACCTGCCGCCGCAACGAGGGGGGCAAGGGCTGCACACGGCATATCATCATAAAACATGAACTGGTCCTCCGGCTCAAGGGGCGAGTGCAGGTAGCCGTACTTGCCATTTGCCCCAACATAGACGGAAGCGTCCGCATAGGTAACGACTCGGCTGTTGAACGCGGCCGATGCGCTCTTCGGGATCATAGGCCAAGTCTCCCCCGTCAATTCGTGCTCCTGAAGGCCATTGGCGATGTTAAGGCGGAGGCTGCCATGCCGTGGGACGTCGCTCTGGTTGATAAACACGCCATAACGATTGCGGAAAACAGTGGCGATATAGTCGCCACCACGCCCTTTTATCGTGGTGATGATAGAGCCAGTTGGCTTACCAGCAATCCTGAGCGCGTGGCTAGCCGCATTCATGTCGCGGGTGTGTGAAGTGCCTGCGACAATGGTCGTACCGCGCTGTCCCGATGCAACAGACGGCATTATGTTGGAGGCATCTACCATCCGGCATGAGAAGAAGGCGCTGGGCACGGCACGGCCACTGACACTAGATCGGTTACACAGTGGTATGTTGGTGACCTTGATGGTGAACATGGACTCCGCCCAAAAGGAGAGGCGGTTGACGAACCCCTGGATGTTGGTAAAGTTGTACTTAAGATCGGCATCAACTACAAGGTCGCTGGCCACCACAGGCAAACCGCCGAAAGTTCTTCCCTGGCGGTAACCCTCCACATACGCAAAGTACGTAATTGGGGTGGCATTGGTCTTGATGAAATTGATGTATCCCTTACTCGCAAAAACTGTCCGATCAGCGTCTAGCACAACATTCGTGTAGTTAATGGAGAAAGCTCCATTCGCGGCCGAATCCCGTCCACTGCGCCAACCACGGGCCGCAACACCGAGCGCATTGTCGGTGTACTTGAAGCCATTATTGCCGTCCACATACCCGTCTGGGTAACGGATCGAGTTCTGGCGAATAAGGACGAACGGGTCATTGAGCGATGAGATCTGTTCAGTACTAAAGGCGTTGCCGCCAGAGACGAAGGTGGTTTGCGCGGCTTCAATACCGGGGTACGGTACTGCGTGGATATTGCGGTTGTAGGCAGTGTTGTCAAGCCAATCCTGCATGATCTCGCCTGACATTGACCAGTCCATACGGTCACAACACATCCCATCCACCGCAAGGACGGAAGTGGGCTCATCCAGCCCAAGGTCGAGGTAGTTCTTGGTCGACAACAAATCGTTGGTTGGACTAATAAGATACCATGGGATGTCGTAGATGGTACCCTCAACAAGGCTGGCCAGCACGCGGAGCTGTATCTGGACATTGGCGTCAGTCGTGTTCTGGATCCGGGTCGCGGTCATAACAACCACGCGACCGAAATTCTTATACGGTCCATTACGCCATACACCAGTCTGTGGAGTGGCTCCAACAGTGGGGCTCAGGTCAATGTAGTTCTCCCCGGAGCTTTGCACGGTGAGCGTCATGTAAGGCACTGCATCAAGCGCTTCCAAGGTGAGCGGCACGGTATCGGCCAACAACTGTGGCAGGACATAGACACGGAGGGTGCCGATGAGCGTGGCACAGGTGACCATCTCGAAATGAATCCTCATCTGGCCAAGAAAGCGAGTGTGCAACTGTGCCCAAATGGCACTAGGCTTGTTCAGCAAGTTGACATTCCATGGCGAGATCTCCTCATTGAGCACCACAACTCCAGCAGCGGTGCCAACGTTGATGTTGGTCTGGCGTATGAACATCTTCTTGCCCGCGAGGGTCAGAAGGTTCTGGCCATAGCCAGTCTGGTGCAACAACTCAGGCCCGATGACCCCGGGTGTCGTTATCAGCGCGGTGGTAGCGGCTTCGCCAGCCATTACACCCATTGACAGTGCAGGATTACCCGTGGTGACCGCAGGAAGCGGATCATTGGCGACGCCGACAGGGGCGCCCGTAGCGCTCTGTGCAGCGGCTGGTGCAGCATCGTGGCCAGTCACGAACCCGCCAGTAGCACTGGCGGGAGCGCGATCGGCGCATGGTTGGTCGTCAATAAACTGGTAAGGACGGGCACATGCCAAGTCGCTTGCATCAGCCATCTCCTCAATAGTCGGGACGCTGGAGCGTTGTGGGAGAGACAAAGCCTCGACCGTAGACTCTGCAGCAATAGCAGCTGTCATAAGTTTAATGTTCTCCATGGCATTAGTGAGTTCCCGCACACGCACGATCTTTTGCAGCTCGACGTTTTGGAGCCTGTCAGCTCGATGGCGCTTCTCAACCACATGAGTCCTGCACGTGAGGCAATGGGTGAGCTCAAGGGTACTGGCTAACCTAGCTTGATGAACGTGCACAAATTCCTCATTGCAGTGTTTGCAAGCATGGGAGTGCAGTTCGCTGGTACGGACCCCGTTGTCTTTATAGGCACGCATGCGGTACTGTGGCGAAACAGAAAGGAGCTGCTCAAGAGAGCACGGCGTATCTTCAGACAACATGGTGGCAACCAACGCTTGGATAGGCTTGAGGTCGTGTGCAGTTGGCATTAGTTCATCCTGGACTAAAAGGAGATTCCTGAGAGCAGTAGGGTCAGCCCTCAACAGGAAGTCAGCGATGGCAAATGCAAGCGAGAGCTTGTCTTTAAAGACTTTCTCCTTCTTCGTGTTCGAATAGGGCTGCAACTTGATGACGGTTAAAATCCAAGAAGGCAAAATGTTGGGCGGTCCGGTGAGGTGCTGGACCAATTGTATCCACATACTGGGCGAGAAGAATTGTGGACTCTCGATAGTGTAGACATTACCGTCGCGGTTTATCGACGACGCAACATACTCAGCCGTGGACGCCACTGCAAGTACATCCTTGATTATAGCGTTGGTCTTAAACTCATCGTAAGTGAGCGTGAGAAATAACTCCCGAACACGGCGAAACATTGTTTTCGGGGACAGGTAAGTGGACTGTCCATCTTTTGTAACCTCATAAATCTTAAAGGCATTCATGTTCATGCGATAAGGAATTGGTTCAGCTGGTGCAAGAGCGTCGGCGAATTTAAACAATTGTCTAAACTGGGTTGTCTCGATAGTAAGAATCCGTTCGTGCACCGCGAGTAAAATCTGGTCACGAACCTCTCGTCGCAGGTCTTTCAGCGGTGTGATTTCCAAATCAGGAAAGAGCAGCTGTCTGGCAGCGATGAAGCGTTCGTAGTAGGCGTCAGGCCAAGCTACGAACTCAACAGCAAACGCACGTAACTGTTCACGGACCTCGTTTTGGTCTGAGAACTTCGTCCAACAAAGTGCGGAGGACATTGCTTCAGCCTTAAGCTGGCCCACGTAAAGGTCAGGGAATCCTGTAAGCTTGACAAACCTCCTTGAGCAGAACGACATCTCGCTCATCGGAAGTGGTGCCAACTCACCATCCTCCTTGACGGTACTGGTGATAGTCATTTTGAGCGTCGCGGCAGCGCCAGTGCGCAGGTGGTCAGCGCGGAATCCTAAATCATGGGCTTGCTGGCTCCAGGCCAGCACTGTATCATCGCCACAGCATTTTATCACAAAGTTTGCAAAAAACCACTGCGGGGTACACACAGGACCAATGACGTCGCGCACCAAAAGGTACATTTGGATCAGCTGACAAACAGCATCGAATATCCCCGTGCCCCAAATGCCTGAACATACACCACTGTGCTTAGCGAGAAGCACGTTCTCGACCAACAGTGGTGAGTTGGCAATCATACGGCACATTGCGCGTAGCATCTTTGAGTATGTGCCAGTGGAACCGGCCACTGCCGACATAAAGTCGGCGGCCGCTTCCATAGTGGAGAAGGGCACGGTGAGATCAAATGATGACACATCGAGAGCAACCTTGTAGGGATGGCGATCGAGTTGTTTGCCGATTGAATCCCAGTCGACAAGAGGATTTGCAGAAAGGATGAACGGTGACCGCATTTCCAACTTGCCGAATTCCTGTTGGAATGGACAAAAGAGCCTCCTCTGGTTGACCACCGTAACAGGATCGACGATATGTATTATGCGCTTTTTGTGGAGTTTTGAAGGCAACAAACACTCGCTCTTCATTGACAGACTGGAAGGGTAGATATACTCCACCCCATTTTTCATAGCATTCCATTGTTCGTCGATCATCTCACTTGTTTCAAACCCAGGCAGACCGCGATACTCACCGCGGGTTGGCCCAAAGAGGTCTCCTTTCTTCGTAACCCCCGGGTAAATGTTCTGGAAGCAGGCGCCGACTGAGGTGGTGCGTTTCATCGGAGCCAGCTCTGAGTTGCCCCAAATGGCGTCCAATTTTGAGAGCGGTGTGATTTCTGGGAAGCCAAGTTGGGCACGCCAATACTCGCCAAGCTCACGTGCGTAATGGCTGACCTTCAGCCGACCACGCTCGAACTCTGGGTCACCAAAGTCCGCAACGTTGCCCTCGGCTTTGCTCAACCGGGGTGCAAACGCACGGACCTTGCCGTTGGCGTCCGGCGGAAGCAAATGTCCATAACGCTCCTCGACCTCATGCATAGGCAACGCTGGCACTTTCAAAAGGCCAAAAACATCCTTGAACTTGTGGTCACACAGAGGATAACGCGTAGCGTTCGTATCAACCGGAATCTTATTACCATGGACTGAGTAGATGGGCTTCAGTCCGTGACGGTGAGGAAGATAACTGACAGTTTTATCGGTGGAATCAAAGTCAGTAAGTATTCGGCGGACACGCGGCAACATGAAGGCGTGTCGATCAGCCGAACCAGGCGGAAGAAAGACCTGAGCACCAACATAGGTTACAGCATCCTTGGGCGCCGCCTTGCTGGCGGCCAAATCATCTGCTGTATGGGTGGCACGTTGCTGCATGAATCTATTCCATTCCTCAACAGTCGCAACGGTGAATATCAAATGCTTGAAACTGGGCCGCACGGTAGAAAATTGGCCAAGGAAAACTTCCTCATTATTCCTAACCCCGATGAGGGGCGAACCACATAACCCGGCAGCTAGCCCGGTAGTCTCCAAGGCACCGTAGGTGACAACGGCGACGGTGTTTTCTATGTACTGGTGGTCCTTATTGATGGCATAATCAAGTTTTGCCTCAAACCGCCAATCGGTCATATACCTGGGCGAAAGCAAGTCCGCGGGCACAATAACTGCGCGCTTGTACTCTTTCAAGTTGGGAACGCTAACGAGACGCTTGACGATGTCGCGCACACCGCTTAGTGACGCATTGGCTGTACCCTTCATGACGCGGAGGTAGCTAACATCATCCCCACCATCCCAAATCTTGCGGGCAGTATGGTGAGTGTTGACGACTTCCATGTCGACGCCATTGCGCAGCCCAGCCAACACATGGGTACCCACCCTAATGATCTCATCATTAAGGGCTATACCATACAATGTGGCGCCGGTCGATGGGTTGCGCAAGGGAATGATCTGGGAATCAATCCATGACGTTCGCGCACAGGGGGCGTCTTCATCAATATCGTCAAAATCGTAGTTGAAGGCGATGTCGTTACCGACCTTCTCGTAGCCACCCCAATAATGGTACTGTTTGCCATCGTTACCCGTATACGAGAACCGGTGCCGGCCCATAGGCTCAGCATAGCCCCCGTGTATGGTGAAGTGGTGCTTGGACTTGTTCAACAGCTCCTTGGTGTTCTCGTCAGGTTTAGTCTCGTCGTCAGATATAACGTACCAGGTTTTCTTGATGCGGTAACTATGGTGGTAGCTGACCGGGTTGTCGCGGTTGTTCATGCGAGCGGCGCGGTTCTTTGTCTTGCCCTTGTAACAGGGCTCATCAAGATCGACCCCGATGTACTGGGGGTTGAGCGCTGGGCAAGCGCGCTGGCAATTAAGGTCACAGAACTTGCAGACGGTGCGAGGCAAGACAGCAATGAAGGCAAGACTGGGCCGCGCGGATGTGGTGGTTGCAGACATCTGTGTGATGATATAGGCCACGGCGCCAATGAGTGTACTCATACCCAATGCCACCTTCCAATTTTCCTTGAGGAATGCGGCAACCATCTTACCAGAGGCCGCAATTTTCCTCATAAACCGCTCAGCATAGGCCGATGGAGGAGGCCCATGCTTGGCGAGGCAGGCATGCCAAAGTGTGTCATCGCACTCACGGTGTTTTGCCAAATCAAGGAAGTCGGTTATGTCGTTCTCAGAGCCTTCTAATGGTTTGCCCAAGAAAACGGCTGTCACCAGCTCACGATCAACTGGCCTGAATGGCCGCCCGGCGCACTTGCGCACGAGCACCTCTCCAGTGGCGGACAACTTGTGCTCCAAGAACCCACGGTCGCTGGTGCCGCAGTAAAATTCGGTCCTATTCAACATGAACTCACGCTGGCCATATTTCACGTAGACCCGAAGGTCACGCTTCTTGAGTGCCACGTTCTTGAAAAACATGGGCAATTGGAGCGTGGGATCGTCGCCAAAAGAGAACGCCGACAGCGACACCACAAAAGCGCGCGCGGCCTTGGTAGAACGCCGGAGAGCCGTGGCGATCATTGTGGCTTTCGATTCATCGCCCCGGCAAACCATCCACAAGTCTGCTTCGGAAGCGGTGAAAGGTATGTCGCGCGGCATGGACGTCAAAGCAACTGGGAAGGAACTATTAAGCACATGACGGTGCCACGCGGTGCATATGTCCTTAAGTTGAACGGAATCGCCCGAAAAGGGGCAAGCGAAGGCCTCGATGGTGCTCTGTAACATAAGAGTGTGCTCAGACCCAGGCTCGAACCCAAAACGCCTAGCAAAAGCGGGAACGAGCACAGGAACTTGTGTATAGGAACACCGATACCATTGTATCGGACTCAGCTTGCTAATCTGTGGCCCATAGTTGCTAACGACAAAGAAAATGACATTGTCATTGGCCTGGTTCCATATGTCGACCGCTTTCTGCTGACCTTCCTTGGTATCGACAGGAAGGAGGTCATCCAAAACCACGAGGGTGATCGTGCTGGGCGTCAGGAGGTCAGGATCGAGATCCTCAAGTCGCACTGGTCGGATGACATTATAGCAACACGCCCTAGCCATGTCTAAAACGGCAGGGACGCTTATACTACTCTTGCCGCTGCCAGGTGGCCCGGCAAGCCATGTACAATGCTTATGGTGCTCAGCAGCACATGGCCGATCCGACAGAATAAGCGGTTGTCCGTTGATGCCCAGTTCCGGTTTGATGTCCATTTTCAGCATATTCTGTTGGTTGTTGGCAAAGTGACTGTGGCTTTGTACGATAGCCAACAACACCTCCTGGATCATCTCGGAGGCGGTAAGTTGGTAGTTCCCCTCAGCAGTAGCACGATTAAATCTCAAGTGGGAGAAATCCGGCTGCCGGTGGGCCCACCCCTGTCGATTCTCAATGATTTGGGGCCTGAGTGGGTCGACAACTTCGTAGCGCATGAACCTAGTCTTCTGCGCCTGAGCAGCTTCAGCAATGAGTGGAGTATTGAGACGCTCAAAGGCAACATTGGAAGCACAAGCAATGAGCTTGGGCCGAAGGACCTGGCCTTTGGTCTCGAGGGCCGCGCCGGGAGCGGGCACTGGAGTGGTGGACATCAGAGCATTGATCATAGTCAGAGGGTCCAGGCCGGTAGGCTGCCTAACCCTCGCACCCAGCTCATCAAAGAAAATCGTGTGTTGGTTTGTGTAAGGGGTGAAATGTTGGGTCCCAGATTCGGAAATCGTATAAATGGCGTTGTTGAAGGACCCACTGAACTTAGCCGAGAGCACATGCACAAGGTACTCGACAAAGGCGTTCTTCCCGATGCCAGGCAGTCCGTGGAGATAAATCCCAACGGGCACAGGCTTGGATCGGAGGGAGGCTGCAGTCTGTTTTAGGCCGGCATACAAAACGTCAAGGGCATACACTTTCTTCGCCAAGGCTTGCACCTCAGGATTGGAAGCGTTGTTCTTAATCAGCCCGAGGAACTTGTGTTGATCAGCAATGAACCGCTGCAGCTCTTGTTCTTTCTGGCCAACGATGTCTTGGGTGGGCACGGAAAGCCAGCAGTTACACTGGTCAATTAGGGAATCAATGATGACGGCACACTCAGCAGTGCCGTCGAAATCCCACCCCACATATTTGGCAACCATGGTGGTAACATCTGTTGCCATAGCGGACATATTGTTGGCAGTAGAAAGGAAATCGCGAACACGATGCAAGGGGTTGACACCCTTAACAGTAATGAGACTACAGACGCAAAGGCCAACCAACTTGGTAGATATCGGGAACCAATCCTTCGCTGAACACGGCTGGTCTGCTTCTGCACCGCCAGGAACAACAGTGTTCATAACGGCGTCTATAAGGTTGCGGCGCAAGTTGCAAATGGAAGTCACGTCGGTGATCATGGTGACTAGCGTAACCACGCTCGCAACCAGGCTGATACAGTTTACGAGCATCACGTGCCACGGGGCATTCCCAGTGCGGACAAGGTAAACCATATTGTATATGGCGGCAGCCACAGCACTTATAGGCCCAGCCACGTGCAGGAGAGCAGTGTCTCGTACGCCGGTGGAAAAGTTCTTCACCATAGTCTCAATCATCTCGTACAACGAAGTCACGAAGTTCGTGGACGGCTTGGGCACGGTATCAGTGGTAGCGTCATTGACCGTGTCCTCAGCAACAGGATTCCGATGGCCAGAGATGATCGAATTCACGAACTCGGCGCTTGGGTCCCGGAAGGTGCCGTCTTGATTGATGGGGGCTGTGCCTGGAAGTCGAGGAGAGATGAAGATGCCATACTTAGTGGCAGCCAAAATTGGCGCCATAGTGTTGCATCGAAGTTCACCAGGGAACTTGAGCATCATTTCATCGTGACCGAAGAAGGTACAGAGATTAAGCTTCATTGAAAACTGGAAAAGCGCTACAGAATAAGGAGTTAGCCGATGAGGCTTGGTCGTTTGTCCATTAACGACGGCTTCCAGGTGCCGGCTCAAGTCCAGCTGGTCATTTAGCTCAAATTCCTGTTGTTTGATGGCAGCGCGCGTAGAGAATGGTAGGACGCACTGAAGCATGCGTTTCGCTAGGTAGTCGTAATTAAGATCAGCAATATTATCAGGTAATGCGCTGGTTTTCTGGTTGTGCCTCAAATGGTGGAAGATGAGGGCAATGTAGAGCATGAGTGGGTCATCCTGGTGGAGCTTCACCAAGTGCCACCTAATAGGGGCATGCAACGGCAGATCGATGACAAGCATCGGGCCGAGCGCTGCCCCATCGTACCACTCAATTATCGGCGTGGACTGGGAGATGGTGGTGCCCAACGCTGGAAACGCAAAATCGGAGTTGGCCCAGGTGTAATCATAGGCCTGGTTATCGTTACACGGCAAGTCGGTCGATGCGCCGTGTCCAGTTTGGTCAAAATCACGGTGTGGTGTGTAGAGCGGTTGGTAATTAAGCGTAAGAGAGCCGTGCAGGCTCCTGCGCAACACGCCTCCAAGGACGTTGCGGCAATCGGCATACGCCTGGAAGGCTATGTTGGCATAGCCTTCGCGGAGATAGCCGGTGATTGCAGATGCAACGCGACTGGCGGTCGGGTGCGTCGAGCCTAAGACGAGCTCTTGGGCCACAGAGGCCCAGTATTGATTGACATACCCAATAGGCATGTCTGCTGTGGACAAAGAGTCCACAGGTGGAACTGATACGGTATGAGTTGTTGCAGCATACGGTAAGGAATTTCCGGAAAATTTAGACATTTTACAATGTCACAATTTTAATTCGAGTGTGTAATGCGAGCAAAGCAGGTTGGTCAATTAAGATCAAGAATGGTTTGTTCACTTTATTCAC